AGGAGACTACCTTTTTGCTGTGACAGCATTTGCACATTAGCGCTAAATTGCTGAACAAAGGCAGTCGTGATTTGAGTGCTCATGGAGCACCTCCTTTCACGAGTGGTTCAGCGGCTACCCGTCAAATGACGGACCTGTGCTTTTGGTTTTTGCGAGGGCTAAATGCTTGTCTCGACTTTTATCGCGTTGACTTGCCTGCCGGCCAAAACGTCGGTTGTCAGCAAGCGCAGCAGCGCGACAATTAAGCGGCAGATTCCTCCTCTGGAAAAATCTCCCCCATTAATCTCTGCACCTTCTGCACATAATCGTCGTGCTGCGGGTGGCTGCGGTCCCAGTATGGCGAATCGGGACGCTGTAATTCGTTAATCTCGGACTGTGCCTCGGCCGGCGTCATCGCATTGCTGTCGCGATCGCCGATGACTTTATCCTCCGAAACATTGTCGTGTATCCAACTCGCCGCGTTGATCAGCGTCTTGACGAACGCCGGGTGATCGCGCAGCGGTATGCCGCCCTCGAGCACCAAGTCGGTCAGGCCCTCCTCGCCGAACTCGTCGACGAAATTGTTGCCGCGGCCGAGACGCTCATCGTAGGCGTTCCCGAACTCCTTTTTGAGCTCGGTCACCGCTTGTTGTTTGGCACCTTCGACATCGACGGTCGAGCCGTCCATCATGTTGGCGGCGAACTCTATATAGGATTGGCTGAGTTGTTGCGCCTGATTATTGTTTAGGCCAACGCCGTGCGCCGCGGTTCTGAACCAGGCGACAAAGTCGTCATTGACGCCTGTGCCTTCCGGCGTTTCCGAGAAGTCAAGCTCGTAGCCGTCGCCTTCCTTGGGACGGCCGAGGCGGTCATATACCTCGTTCCAGTCGCTCTCATCGGCCCACTTGCCCGGCACCGGCACCTTGTCGGCGCCGATCATGCTCTGTGCATGTACATAGGATTTGGCGAGCGCGCCCACGTCGGTGAACGTCTCGAGGCTTTGATGCCCGCGGATGTCCTCGGGCAAATCATCTTTCCATGTAGCAACTACCTCAGACGGAGCCTCCCCGGTCTCGACCGGAGCATCCGCTACCTGTTCGTCAGCCATCGTAATCAATCTCCTTTACGTCACGCATTAAGTTTTGAATGGTCAGCACGACCGATCGCTGGCCGTCATTGAAGGCGGAATCACAACAACGCTCGGCATGCACCAGCGTGTGGATGTGAAACCGGCGCTGTAGATCATCCAAGACGATCTCGCCGTCATCGGTATTGAACAGCGCCTTGTATGTCGCCCTCAAATCCTCGGGCTTGATCATGCCGCCTGTCCGCCGGCAATCGCCTGCAACGCCATGCCGGTCTCTTCAGACATGCCGTCGACCGCCTTGACTGCCGGCGCTGCGTTGCCGGCTGCTTCCGCGGCTTGCATGGCCTGCTGCATCTCGGCTTGCTCTTGCTGCTGCTGTTGACGCTGCGCTCGGATAGCGCCGACCTCGAGTGTGCCGCGGGTCACGCTGGCGGGAATGCCGAGCACCTTGATGACGTGCTTGGCAAGGCCGTCGGAATCAATGTGATCGACGATGCCCGGATCGAGCCCCATCAGCGGCTGGAGCAGTTCGAGCATGCGGACCATCGCCTGCACCTCGGTCTGCTTTTGCGCCTTGGCGAGCGGCGACACATATTCGATGCCGACATCTGCCGCATCCAACATCGGCGGCGCCACCGGCAGTTGCTTGCTGCGCAGCATGATGTTCCAGCATCTGCCGATCAGCGGTTGCAGCAGTTCCGCTTGCAGCCGCCCCAGCACCGGGCCGAGCAGGCGCATCTTTTCCTCGGTACGCTGCAATACCTCGGTCGCCGTCATCTGCGGCCCCTGCGCCATGATCAGCTGATCGACGTAGAACGCGGCGCGGATCGCCTGGCGGCGCTGCTCTTCCATTTGCAGGCCGAGAGGATTGTTGGCGCCGATGTTGAGCGGCTCGAGACGATCGCGGGTTCCCGATCGGTAGAAGTTGAGCCCGCCGGGCACGGTTCTGATCGGCAGCATGAAGCCATCGTCAGGCACCATCAAAGGCGGGTCCGTTTGTTTCTGCGCGGCCCGCAGGGTGATCTCCGACATTTTTGAGAGAACTTTTGTATCCGCAAGAGCGTTCATGGAGGGAGATCTTCCATAGCCTAGCTCGTAACTAGATTTGAGCCACCGCGGGATACAGTAAGGCAGTTCGTTATAGCCGCTCTCACTGAGCACGAGTTTTTCCTCGGGCTCGATGTAGAACGACGCGAACGGCTTGTTTGTTTTATTCATCTTGCGAACGTCGCGATCGTCGCGCGGCATGACGACGTGCAGGATGGTGACCTGTTCATACGGGTCACGCTCCTCGGTCTTTAGAATAGTATCGCCGACCTTGTCGGCGCCGAACTGGCTGACGGCGGCGCGGGCGAACATGCGGAACTGACGGTAGACGGTATCGACGCGACCGTTCTCGTCCTCTGCCAAATAGCACTCGGCGATGTGGCGCGTCGAAAAGCGGAAGGTCTCGGTCTTGTCCGGCTCGATCAGCATGACGCCGGTGCCAAACAGGATCAAATCATCGTAGAGCTCGTGTATCTGCTCTTGGAAATTCGAGCGATGAAACGCGGCATAGAGCACGTCCTCGGTGCTCTCGAGCCACTCTTTGGCTTCGTCCTCTTCATTGATCGCCGGATCAGTAAATCTCAGCGAGAACCAGGGCGTCGACATATTCGTCAGCATGCCGTGCAGGCTTGCCGACAGGAGCTCGGCGGCATTGATCGCGGTGCCGTCGAAGATGAGCTCGCTGCGTTTGTTGCCAGGCGTCTGCGATTTTTTGGTGATGTCGGCTTTCCTGGGCCGCATATAGTCGGCGATCTCCTGCCAGTGGCTTTCCCAGGTTTTGCGCTGCTTCTTCAGCCGATCGAGCCGGCGCAGAACCATCAACGCTGTTTTGTCAGCGGGCATAATCTATTCCTTCGCCATTAAGCTTTTGTTTGTCGTTGGCGTGCCGACGGTGCCGAACGGCGTCACCAACAGCGCCTGCCCCTTCTTGGCCGAATATTGCCCCGTATCTGCCGGCCGGCTCGGCGTTTCCCATTCCTCGTCCGGCTCCTCGCGGATGAAATTCATCGGATCGAGGTATTTCACCGCCGGGGCATCGCTTTTCGAGCCGGCGTACTGCGCCGGGTCCATCACCTTGCCCAGTGTCCCGCCCTGCTTGGCGGCAACCGCACCGATTGGGTTCATTATTTTCACCATACTACTCATGCGCCGAGCAGCTTTTTCTTTTTCACCGGCGCGCCGCCGACGATGCCGAAAGGCGTCGTCATCACCTGCTGACCGCCGGTCGACAGTAATTTCTTGCTTTTGTCGTCGAGACCGCGAGCGGACACAACCTTTCTCGGCTCGGACGTTCCAGTCGCCGTCGCCCCGGTCGCCGCAGCGGTCGAACTCATCAGCGGCAACGTCTCCACGGTCATCGGCACATCGACCGAGGTCTTGCCTGTGACGCTCCTGTAGCGTATGCCCGCCGGCGTCTCGTAAGTGCTCCAGCCGGCCGGCAATGGCACAGCGGATTGGCGGGTGCCGGTTATAGTATTAAAGTAATGGCCTTCGACCATTCCTTGCGGCGCTCGGTACACCCAGCCGGCGGCGCTGGCGCTGGCAGATATTAGATCACCGCCCGTCGGCGGTGGAGGCCCTCCCCACATGCCTAGTTCTCCTCAGCCGCCAGCAAGCTCGGCGATGTCACCGGCATCTGCTCTGGCAAAAGACCCTGCGGCCCGGTTAAGATTGTCGAACTAATTCCCTTGCGCCGCTTCATCCGCTCTTTTTCTGCCGCGGACTCGCTGCTTTCCGCCTCGACCGGCTGGAACGGTGGCGCTGGTGGCGGCGGCGGAATCACCGGCGGTGCCGGTGTTTTCGGACTACTGAATAATGCGCTCATGGTGCAGCCTGCTGTTCGTAGGTTTCCAAGGGATTGTATGCATTGTTGGCAAAATTCTGCGGCGGCGTACCGCTGCGGTCATTGTCGCGCAGCGCGATCGAGGCGTATCTGAACGCATCTGCGGCATGGCTAGACCAGTCGTGAGTGACTGACGTTCTGAATGTCCTGTTACGCTCGTCATATTTGCGGTGATAAAATCTCAGCGCCTCGAGACCCTTGTCGCAGTTCTCGCGATCGAACCAGCAGCGCGATATCATCAGCTTGGCGGCGTGCAGGCCGTCCTCAAGCGGTAGCTTGGGCACTACCCGAAAATTAATACCCAGATCATACGCGATCTCTCGGCGGCTCTTTCCTGAGCCCATTTCGCGCACCTCGATATCGTGCGGAGCATGATGTGTGCCATAGAGATAGCCTTTCTCATCCAATACCCTGGCGTAGAACGGCAAGCCTTCGCCACGCGCTTCAAAATAATCAATAACGTGGATGGCGCCTTTGCCTGCCGACTGTGTGAACCAGATGCTCGTCGCGTCAGATACGCCGAGATCGAAGTGCGTGTCGACCCTGCGTCCGGGGTCGTATGGCACATGGCAAATCTGGCCTTTTTCCTCAATCTTCTGTATTTCCTTACCGAATATCGCACCGGGTACGGCGGCGATGAACGAGCATTCGAATTCTTGCTCATACTGCTCCTCTGTCATCGCGCTGCGGGCGGCTTCGAGCTCCTCTTCGGCCAGAATGTCGGTCTCGCTCGCCTTGAACATGGCGCGATACCATCCCTTTTCCGTTTGTGCCAGCCGCCACAAGTCCCAAAAAGCGTTGTGACCCCTCGGCGTGCCGATGAATATGGCGTAACCGCCGCGATCGGCGAGCGCCGGGCGTATGACCTCGGGAAACACGCTCTCAGGCATGTCCGCTATTTCGTCTAGGGCGCATCCGTCAGAATAGATGCCGCGCAGCCTGGAGGGGTCGTCACCTCCCAGCAGCGTGATCCTGGCGCCGTTGGGTAGGTCGCAGCGCAGCTCGGTCTCGTTGAACTTGACGCCGGGTATCTTGCCAGCAAATTCGTGAACGTAGTCCCAGCTGATCATCTTCGCCTGACGATAGGTGGGCGATATGTAGTGGAACCGCGGCCGGCTGCGCTGACACATAATCGCATCGCGCAGCAGATGGTTTATCGCCATCACCGTCTTGCCCCAGCGCCGATGGCAGACAACAACCGCCCAGCGGTGCTTGGCAAGCTCAGCGTGCAGCTGCGCCTGTCCAGGGCGCGGCGTGTACGGGATGGCGATCTTCAATGCAATACCGTGAAGTCTGGCAGCGCCTCGGGCGGCAGCAGGAATTGCAGGAACGCCTGCGCGTCGTCGCCATCGCGGAAGCCGTCGATCAGGATGGACAAGCCGGTGCCATGCGGCGGCAGGTCGACGCTCCATGCTGCGTAGCGGAGGTGTGTGTGTGGCAGTGGCTCCATACTTTGCCTATTAATACGTTCTATAAGCCGGCGCCCGGTCGCTTGGGGGTACGGGGGGGGCCGGCCAGGGAAAGGAACATTTATTTTCTGGCGGTGCAGATGCTCACTCTGCCGACACGCCCAGCATTATCAATGACTTAGCCTCGATCAGTCGCAGCCCAGTCGCCAAACAATTTCAAAAGTTCGGGCGGGGGTGCTTCTTGTTTGGAATGCTTCTCATCCGCAGCCCAGGTCGCGCGTGCTGCCATGCTCGCCGCGTCTCTTAAACTCTGCTCGATCAATAAACCAGGACATACGCCTGGCAATCGGGACAGGCCAGGTGTCAGGTCTGAACAACAAAACACCCCAGACCTGACACTTATTCGAAATAGGCCGGCATCAGTAGCCGCTACGATTGGCTGACTTGCTGCGCATCCTCAGATTCTTGCGGCTGTTGTTGCTCGGGTTGCCGTCCTTGTGATCGACATCCTTGCCATCATTAGGCTTGGCAGAACCTGAGCTCTCGAGCATACGCCGAGCACGTTTGCGGCTGGCATTGTCCGGCCGATGCTTGCTGTTGTACTTGCGCTGGTATTTGCTGCGCGGCTTCGCACTGCTGCTGTAGTCACCGAGCATCGGCATCACTTATCTCCAAAGAGAACGCAACGAGAACAAACTATGACGTTCGGGCAGCATGCTTGACCTTCCTACTGTAGCGGACCTTTGATCTCACCACCCGCTGTTGAAACCTGCGCAGGTGCAGCATCGCGGCAAATGGGCTGCGGCTGCGCGGTTTACGCGGTTTCATCGCCTTCGACCGGCTGCACCAGCTTGACCACTTCGCTCGGCTTGGCAGGCGCCTGCGTCGTTTCGTCGTCCTCGATCTGCCATACCAGTGTCACGCTGCTCGGCTGATCAACGTCGGCCGCTTTGTGCCTGACGCCGCGCGGCTGTTGCCTGGCGAACGTCCACTTCAGCGTATCGACCTCGAGACGCCGGCGCTGGACTTCAGCGTTCATGTGCTTGGATTCGAGATCGGTCGGCAGTGGTTGCCTGGCAAGGTCGTGCATCTCATCGGCCAGCACCTCGGCGCCGATGGCTCGCGCTTTGGCGTACATTTCGTAGAGCTCGTCATCACGCTGCACGGCTTGCAGCACGGTCACCCAGTGCGGCTGTGTCTTGTCGTTGTCGCAGATCGAGCGCAGCGACTTACCCTTGGCGAGCTCATCACAAATACGCAGCATCCTCGGCTTGTCGAGCTTGCCTGCCATCTGATGTTGCTCCTGGATGATTAGAAAAAGAACAGGCGCTGCCGAAACAGCGCCTGCCCAACACTCTGGAGAGTCAACATGCCGACCACAGTGTGCGCCAGCATATTGTCAGCTAACCACTTTTCGCGCCGCTGGCAACCATAACGAGGTGTCGTGCGGCATTTGCACACACTCATATCTGATGCTTAGTTTTTTGATGCCGAGTTATTCCAGCGCAGCACGGTGTCGACCAGCGCTGCTTCGTAATCTCTTTTGACCTTGCGCGCATTACAGTGCCGAATCTTCGCAATCCTTCGCCACGCGATGCCGCGCTGCCGGAAGACGGCACTATGAGCGCACGCCCACATCAGCCGCCGTTGATCGTTGTCGGGCTGGCTCAGTACGATACGCAACGTGAGATCGTAGTCATCGACCTGGTGCGTGCTCGCCGGCGCTAGCCTGGGAACTGCGTCACCATCCGCGTATGCCATCCAGTCGGGCATCACCTCTGGCCAGTAGCTGCCCCTCGGCCGCATCATGGCGGCCGGCAAGCGCCGCTCAGTTTCTGCGGCTGCGAGCAACAGCTCGTGTAGCTCGACGTTTGAGATCGGCGAGTTGTTTATCATCGAGCCCGGATACTCCTTCGAAAAAGTCGGCAGCGTTGGAGCGTGACAGCGTGGCCGCAAACTGCTGCAACGGATCACGTCGCGGCTTTGTGCCGGCAACCACTGCCTGATAATCTGAATTGAAATTGCGCCGATCGACTGCTCTTCGAATGAACAAGCTTCTGGCATTAGAAGCTTCTAAGCTTTTAGAAGTAGAAGTTTTAAGAGTTTCGGGGTGTACACTTCTAGAGCTAGAAGCTTCTAGTGCTCTTATATAGAAGCTTCTATTAGAAGCTTCTAAGTTAGAAGCTTCTAAGTTAGAAGCTTCTATGCGCGACTCACGTTTTGCAAAACCACACCCAATCAAGTTATCCACAGCCCGCTTGAACGTGCCGGCAAGCCGATCGGCGACACGCTCCTCGAGCACCGCCTCGGGGAGCTCGTTCTCATCCGCTATGACAAGCTCGTACCGCAGCAACGTGGCGTCGTGACTAAGCCACATTCCGCCAAACCTCAAAGCGGCACGCATCTGCGTGCCGCGTGTCCCAGATTGATATCGCCAGTGCGCGGTCTGGCCGGCCCTTGTTGAGGTAATCCTCTCGCCAGCTTAAATTCACAAAGCGCGTGGGACGGTGCCGCTCAAACTGCTCCAACCCCTTACCACAGGCCCACAGACGTTCGCCGCACACCAAGGCCATCCGCTCCACGCCGATCGCAAATGCGTGATCGACAAACCTGCGAATCGGCCCAAACGGTGGATTGGTGACCAAGGCGGGCGCCTGCGCTTCCGACCAATCGAAGAAGTCGTGACCCGTCTGAATGTCGTGTCCGACGACATCGCAGCCCCTGGCCTGTAATGCCGCTACCATGCGACCGTCGCCCTCGCACGGCTCCCACACCTTACCTGCCGGCCAGTCGAGGTGCGAAAGCAGCGCCTCTACAATATTGTGCGGCGTGGCGTAAGCGTCAAAGGCGATGCGTGTCAACGCGCCGCCTTCTCGGCCACCCGCAAATCGTAATGCCGGCCGGGAACCCGCGTCAGCAACCCGGCATCGATCGCACGATTGGTGTGCCAGTCGACCGCCGCACGGGTGACACCGAGTG